GAAGAACCTCTCGGGTTACTTGAAGTAGCAAGAGAGACAGGTGCCTTTATGACGCTAGTCTCAGGTGAGCTGCAACGGGGTTCCCTCCCCCACTCGGTATATGGAGATCTCCCCTTCCAGCTTTCCGGTTATGCGATCAATACTTTGCGGCAGGGTGTGGATACCATGGTGGGTAAATACCTGCGCTCTATTGAGAAGGCATACCAGATGATCTTCAATATTATTTCCGATCAGTATGCATCCGGTTCTTATAAGGCTATGGAAGTATCTGGGATGGACCGCAACCGGACATACTTTGCACAGGAGATTACAACGGATGTAATTAAGGGTGCGGGTATGGCAGAGGTGCACCTGATCGGACAACTGCCGCAGGACGATATGACCAAGTTCTCGATGGCACAGATTGCAAGGGAAGGTCCTACACCGCTACTGTCTGACAGGGCGATACGTGACCGTATCCTTGCGATACAGGACGCAGACCAGATGGACGATGCCATAAAGGAACAGCTTGCAGAGACAATGCTGCCGGAGGCTGGTCTGTGGTCAATGATGCAGGCTGCTGAGAGGCAGGGACGTGAGGATCTTGTAGACTTCTACCTTGGTGAGCTTGTATCGATATTATTTGAAAAACGACGAGTTTTACAGGAACGGATGGGGGCTGCTATGGCGCCACCTATGCAGCCACCCATGCCCGGTGGTACTCAGCCGGGCGGTCCTCCACCCGGTGGTCCTGTCGGCGCTCCACCCGGTGGACCACCGGGGCTTCCCCCGCAGGTAATGCCTGATGCAATGCTTGGGGTGCCACCACCTAGACCTGTTCCGCAGGCCGGGCCGGTTGTTCCTCCGGGGTCGCCAAGACCCGGCGCACAGGGAGGGCCATAATGACGGTACCAGAGAATCTGCCTAAAGTATTTGCCAGCATTGTAGCCTTGGCTGATATGGGGCCCGGTGCTACGTGGAATATGCTTGAAGGAGATACCTTTGATCAGGCTGTGACCAAAGAGGTAGATATGATGACCGGGGCCGGTGGTGACATCATGGATGTGTACGACCCCGATGCACTTGATAAGGCTAAGTTCCAGATAGAGAATCCAGATGCGGTGATGACGCCGTGGGGACCCGGGCTTGATCCGGCTGATATAGACATGATGATGGATGACAGCATGGGACTTGGCACCCTGATTGGTCTGTCTGATACGGAGATACGGGATGTTATGAAGGATGCTGACGATCTTCTGCAAGAAGACGGGGGTAACTTCATTACAGATATATGGGATCATGCTCAGGATATCTCCATGAAGTTTAACGAAGACCCGTGGTCACTGGCAATGAATTTTGTTGATTCGTTGTTGCCGTCAGGCAATGGTGCCGACTGGGACCCCACAATAGATGTATCCGGTACTATGGGCCCTGATGGTATGCCACCTGTACAAACTATGGGGGGTGTTACTCCTTTTGGCGATATTCAAAGCACACTTGGACTCCTAGGTGGTTATGGGGCAACTGCACTAGGGGCTGCTGGAGGTGCTATCAAAGATATGTACGAAAACTTTGATGCGCCATATGGGATGACGGACACTGGCTTGGATGAAGAAACTCGACAACGAAACTTGTTTCTACTAGAAGAACAAAAGCAATTTGATCTGGGCCACGACAAGGACTATGCAATGCTAGATAGTATACTGGAGCCAGATATTGAACAGACGGGCCATCCGTATGGTGTTACTCCTTATGGTGCTACTCCTCCCGAAATCATAGGGGAAATAGTCGACTATATGAAACGTGGTGTACCTGCTAACGTTATGTACGGATGGGTAGCAAGTAGAAGCGACGTGCTGGCAGAGAAAGATCCAGCACTGATTCAGAATCTGCAAACTACTATACAGCAGAACCAAGATGTTGTAGGAATAAATGATCCTGACTACACAGATGCAATTGTAACTTCTAAAGTAACGCCAGCACCGGCAGGTGATATGACTGATTCAACTTTGAATGCAATGGGTATTACTGGAAGCGTCGCAGAAGGAACAAGGGCGGCTGGTCTGGATGAGGACCCGGTAGATACGGCAAAGTTACTACAGGTCTTCTTTGAGGAAATAGAGAAGAGGCCGGGTGGTAAATCGCAGCAAGTACAGAACAGGATTCCTAATATGTTTTATGAGTCTCTGCCCCTGTTTTACCTGTGGGCAGGTACAGAGATAGTTAAGGGCGAGTATGATACAGAGAGTCTGTATCGTATGTGGGTGGGACACCCGAATCAGGGGTATATAGATAATCCTGCCCAGTTTAATTCCGGGTCGAATTATCTTAAGAAGGTTAATGAAGTCAGACAGGTACTGGAAAACAATAATGCCGACGTTGCGTGGTTGAATAATTACCCCGGATTGAACTGGGTCGTAAGTACATTTGGTGATAATCCGACATACCAGCGACAGTTAATGAAGTTTGCCTTTACAAATGGAGCGACGGGACCGATGGCATCAGGTATGCATAAGGATCTGGATGATCAGTGGGATCGCAGGATTGCTAAGGGAGCCACAGAGCTGGAGCTCTTCTCTGACGTTATGCTGAGTCTTGGCGCTCCAGCAGCAGGATTACAGGGAACATCTTCCTTAAACTATTCTCAGTACGCCACAGGTACTGGCACAGGTACTGGCACAGGGACTGCCACAGAACCCCAGATACTACCGACAGAACAAGGTGTAGGCATGGGGCTTGGTGACCCTGTTCCTGTTACCAGTACTCCGGGGCCATCTAGCGAGGCTGGGTGGTCAGCGTACAATAAGCTCCTGCAGGATGAGTATCAGGATTATCTGGAAGAAAAGAGCAGTCATGATGCCTTAGTCCAGAGCGGACTGGATAAGAGTATATATGGGCACTGGAACCCACCGCCTGTCATGGACCTTAGTAATGCTCTGGGGAAGGTCCGTATAGACCCGGTAACGGGTGAGCAGAGTCTTGAGAAACCACCGGGATACCAAGCATACTCCGTATCGCAACCACTGGAAACTTTCCAGAAGCAAGAGCTTGAAAGTATGCCGGAGCCGTTTGATGATGCCGAGAATGAAAAGCGCATGAAGGGGATGCCTTATGTCACAAAGCAGGTAGATAAGAAGGGAAAGAAGATTAAGGGAGCAACATTTGTGCCGACTATTAAATGGGGTATACAGCATGGGTTCCGTGACGCTACGGGGCATCTAGTGGCTCCTGATACTACCGACTATTCTTCTATTACCGGTAAAAATCCTATCGAGGCACAAAATATTGCGAAGGCGAAAGCACTGCAGGCACAAAAGGCAGAGCAGCTTAAGATACAGGGTACCAACTGGGGCGCTGCACAAGGAATCCCTGCAGGCGACATCGGTAAAATAATGTCAAGTGGTGTTGAAGACCCTTACCTTACTCCCTACTTATTGTAGAGGGTAGTAAGGGAAGGGATAACATGGGGTTATGTAATATATAGGAGGTGAGAGATGGCAATTGATCCAATAACTGGTAACTGGGTACCAGAATATGGGACCTTGGGTAGTCCGGCAGCCGCGGCCAGTGCATACCAAGGTCTGGGTTTAGTAGCAGACGAGCTGGCAGCAGCACGTTCTCCTGCTGCTGATTTCGAGAACATGATGGCGATGATGCAGCCATACAGGCAGTTCACGGCGCCGATGAGGAGTCTGCAACCACGTTTGGAGGCACGGTATATGATGGCCGAGCCGTATATGACTTCTGCCGACACTTCATTTGCACAATACCTTGGGGATCTGGGTAGTGGAACGGGATACGGTGGAGTGGGATACAGCAATATGCCTTCACTACGTGATAGGCTGCAGACCGCAGCAAATGTTGCTACTGCTGTCGATATGACTCCGTATGCCGCCGATATACCTGCAATGCACTACAGGCAGATGTTTGGTCAGGCCGCTGGGCAGAACCAGCAGGCGAACCAGCTTGCTGCAGCAACACTGCTTGCTCAACAGCGTGCAGGTGGCGGGGAATATGGTGGACGGATGGCGCGTGCAATTCGTAATGCTATGGCCGAAATGCAATCTACCCGTTTAGCACAAGGAGCCCCCGGTGAAAACTTCCTGCAGTGGTATCTGGGAGCGACAGATCCGGCAGCGACATAAGGAGTAGCCCATGACTATGCAAAACCCATCCTCGTGGTGGCAGAATTCTAATGGAAACTTTTCATCTGACTGGTGGACAAAGGTACTTGAGCAGTACGAACCTGCCCAGTATTACAGCTCGCCTACCGGCACATCGTTTGGGCAGGGTAGTCCCCGCCAGCGCAGGTATTTCTCCAACGCCTATCAGGACGTATTCCAAGATTACCTAGGAGCAGCCGGTGCCGCCATGCGTGGTGGACAGGCACCCTCTACCTTCATGGAATTTCTGGAAACAGATCCGTGGACCAAGAGATACTCATCAATGCCGCAGGCAGCCAGAGGCGTAACGGGCCTTGCCGCTAATCCACGCACGCGGTTCCTGTATAATTTCTAATGCCTAGATTAGATAACGAACAGCTTAAGAAAATCCGGCAAAACGTTGCTGATATTGCTGCCAGAGATACGAGTGGCAGGTGGCAGGCAGAGCAAGGAGGCTTGCTGGGAACGTCGATGCGGTATATGGACCGCATTGGAAGACTGGCTGGTCTTGCTGTTGGTACTGGCATTGCTGCTAGCCCCGCCGGGCTGATAGGGCAATTTATTCCCGGCGTACAAGATTGGCTGCCAGATCCCAGACAGATTCCCGACGCTGCTGGTAGTTTCTGGGATCAGGTGCAACAAGGTGACTGGGATTCTGCAATAAGTGCGTATCAGGATGAGCTGGATGCCGGTAAGTATTTCTGGGGTGCGGCAGAAGCCGCTGGGTCATTTATTCCAACGGGTGGACCTGCACTGGCAGGTAGCAAGTTAATATCTATGGCTCCTAAAACCGGTAAGATACTGGGCCCGGCTATGCGTGGTGCTGGCATGACAATGAAAGCTCCTTGGGAAGCCGAGGAGTGGGTGGGCCGTCAGGCATTATCAGGTATTACTGGTGCAGCACGCATGCCCGGCAGGATAGTGCAGGGAATGCGGGGCACACCTACCAAGACAATAGACGAGATGGAAGTTGAAGCGATACTGGCGGGCCAGCAGGGTGAGGCTCTGGAGGCACCGGCAGGCCCCTTGTGGCAGCCTGAACTGTTTAATGAGGAACAAGCCATGTTGGAGGCGGGACTAGCCAGACAGCCGTGGACACCAACAATGGAAGCGGAGTTCTTTGGGCCGCAGAGGCGTCAAGAAATTGACGTCGATCCTGATCTTGGTCTTGATATTGCTTTCCGTACAAAGAGGGATGAGCTGGATCGCAGAATATTTAACCTAGGGGAGGATCTGAAGTTAGTCACAGACGAACTAAATCAATGGGATAGTGGTAGTGTAGGAGTACACGGTATTTTCATGCCGCCACTACCCAAACGAGGATCTAGGAAGTCAGGAGCCGGCGGGCAATGGCAATACCATTCAACTAAGTCAGAACGTAGGCCTAACGAACCCACCGTACTGAGACAAGGTCCGTTATTTCAAATTGTCTTTCCGGCTAGGCCGAGAATGGATAGTCGCGGCCGTCCTACCATGAAGTTTAAACAGCGCCAAACCATCAACATCAATCTAGCGAAATGGGGCCCAGAGGACCTTAGGGCGATAGCTGATCTATCAGATATACCATTGACATCGTCGGCGGTGAGTGGAGAAATAGGTCCTTATCAACCTAGCCGGCTTGAGCCTAATTGGTGGGAAGGGATAGACCCACAACATTTGATAGATATGGTCATAACGACTGACAGGTCCACAGGGCGAGCATCACTGGTGAGGGATTTTAATACTAGGGTTAGTAAGTCTGTTCTTAAGCAAGACCAAAAAGATCTGCAACGCGAGATAGCCGGATTGCAAAAAGAACTGGATGCACTGGTTCCAGCACGACGGCCTACGATACATGATCCATTTGATCTACCAGATCCTGACGCAGACCCACTGCGTTACGACCAAGATGCAATAGATGCTATGACTGGGCGCTTTGATGAAGATGAACTGAGAATATACGATGAAGTGGTTTCGCCTACGCTTCTGGGCGAGTCAGATGTTATGGTTTACCATGCTGGAAGGGAAGTGGTGGATATAACAGGCATATCCGCAAAGCAACCGTTCCACGTTGGCACAGAGGAAGCGGCCATACAGCGCGTTACTCGTCCCGCAACAGATCGCCAACGACACGCTTTGCAGGGGTATGTTATTAAGCCAGAGAAGCCATACCTCCCCGGTGGCGAAATGATAAGTGAGCAATCCGTTGAGGCTCAAAAATTACTTAGAGATGCTGACCCAGCCGCAAGACAAGAACTGATAGACCAAGGTTATGACGTTATTCCTTATCGTAATATCGTAGAAGATCCTGATTCTATTTCTTATGTTATTTTGCAACCAAGTGCTATCAAGTCATCTGCTACCCCGCGGTGGGGCCTATCTACGGCAGATGCTGTACCCCCACCCGCTGGTAGCCCAGAGGCTTTAAGGGGTACTAAAAAAGTATGGAGAGGGCGATTCGTTGAGGACGTTCCCCAAGTGACGGGTGCTGGTAGGGTATTGGGACAGATTGACCCTCTTGATCCTGTGGAAGAATCTGCGGAGCTATTACGCAGGGCAGACGCCGGGGAGTTGGAGCCCCCTACGGATGAGATAGATGATATATTGGGTCCTCCACAGACTACGCTGAGCCCAATGGAAGCCCTAGAAGAGGAGTTTACTTGGGGTCTGCGACCGACGTATCTGGATGTTTCAAGCGGCCCTCCACCACGTCCTATTACTACCGGACGTAGCACTGCTACCGGGCAGGGTATGATGGATCTGTTCGATGAGCCTATGCCGAGCATGGATGAAGGGTTTGAAGAAGCACTGGGCTTTGGTGCGGGAGATATACCTCCACAACAGCCGCCAGTAGGATTATCGATGCCAGACCTATCAGGTACACCGGGCGGTCCCGGCCTGATGGTTGACCTGCAGGATATAAATGAGGCTATCAATATTGCAACGATAAAGGATTTGGGGCGCAAGATTGCCAGTTTACCCGGATTCCGCAATATCATAGGACCTCTCAATCGTGCTGCGGTTGCTAACACACCTGTCTTAAAGGGCATTATGGGGCGGCATATACTGCGGAGTGAGGGAGAGCAGCACTCTCAGCAGGTTATGGCATCTGTTACCCGGCTTGGTACATTCTCTGATATCTTTGGCAGGATGGATGAGAGAGGGATTATTAGGGAAGGGCCTCTTACAAACGTAGAGCCAAATGATCTGCGTACCAGACCACAGGATTATGCAGACAGGTTAACTGAGCCACAGAAAAGGTGGCTTGATGCTGCTCATGATATTGAGGTAGAGAAGCTGGCATTTCTAGAGCGTAACGGTATAGATATTAACAAGATGACCTTTGAGAATGGTGGTGTATATGCTGGGCGTCATATATTCGCACGGTATGTGAAGGATGAAATTGTGGAGGTAGGTACTACTGGTCCCCGTATTGGTCCAAAACGGGAAAAGGCAGGGTTTGAGATGGGGCGTCAGTTCGAGACAGCGGCTGACGCTATTGAAGAGGGATTTGTATATATGCCTCCAGATGAAGCACTGATGCTTAATGTGCGCGGTGCATATAACCGTGTAGCTGATAAGAAATTTACTGACTGGATGCTGGAGAATGTACAAACTGTCAAGGCCGGTGAGGTCGTTGGGCCGAGTGGGGTTGCGTTCCGTAGAGCAGGTCCCAAAGCAGCACGTAGGGAGGGTGAAGTATCATTGTGGGACGTGTCTCCAGCCTTTCGGGGTAAGGTATTCACAGGACCAAAGGCAATGGAAGCAAAGCAGGCACTGATGACATCAATGAATCCACAGTTTAGCGCAGCTCTGCATTCTATTAACAAGGTAAATGCGATAGGCAGGTTCTTCACGTTGGCCGGTGACGCCAGCCCGTTTCTGATACAGATGATGTTTATGATCGGATCAGACCCAAAGGCATTCGGCAAAGCGATGAATGGATTCGTCAGGGCTTGGCGTGATCCCAAGTATCATGCCAATTTTCTGCATAATAACAGGGAGGTACTCCAGCGGCATCGTGGGCTGCTTACAACCCTGCAGGGTAACGAGATGACAGAGGCTATGGAGAGGGGTGGGTTGCTGCGTGCGAAAGTGGTGCGCCCTTATGCTACAATACTGACGCCATTCCAGAGAGCATTCAACTCTGCTCTGGATACGGCTGGTATTGAGATGGCTAAGGGTCTGGACCATCTTGCAAAGGGGGATGCTGCAAGAATGGCAGACATAGATGCATTTATTAACGAGATACGTGGTCTGGCATCCAGTTCCCGTATCGGAGTATCATCCAATATGCGCTTATTCGAGACGGCTTTTCTCCTTGCTCCCCGGTATAACAGGGCTGTTGCCGCATTCCTGTGGGATGCTGCACAGGGAGCTGTGACGACGGGACGTGAAGGTAGTTTGCGTACCAAGCGGGCCCGGAATGCACTGTTAGCTACGACGACTGGGGTTATGGCTGCTGGTTTAGCGATAACACTGGGATTATATAATGCAAGGACACCAGAGGAGGATCGAAACTGGGAGGATGCACAGAAAGATCTGTTGGATCATATGAACCCAGCATCAGGGCGGTTCTTAACGTGGGACGTCTTTGGGAGAAACATAGGACCCGGTACTAAGGTGAGAAGTATTATCAAGCTCCTTGCTGAAAGTGCTGCTGATCCGGCCAGTCTTGCTAATCTGGACCTGATTGCTAATGAGAACCCTGCCCTGCGGTTCATACGGGGTAGCATGGCTCCGGTACCGTCAGATGCATGGGATATTTTCTCCGGTTATTCATATGTCGGCGAACCTACCAGAGGAGAAATAGGGGATCTGTCTTCTTGGAAGAAGGCGATTCCAACGGTACTGTTGCCGGACTTTATACCTATCTGGACACAGGCAGTCCTGATGGAGGGTGGTACGCCGGGAGAGAAAGCTGTTGGAGCAACTGTAGAGTTTTTCGGTGGTCGGGCATATCCACAGACTATTAAACAGAGGGCACAGGAGTTGCACAGGCAGGACCCGGACACCAGCTCTATCCCGTGGGACAGATTGGATCTGACTAGGAAGGATCAGTATACTGATCAGGCATCAGAGGAGCGTGGTGAAGAGGGTTACACAGGTCCCAGAGGAATACACTTTGAGAGACGTGACGAGATCAACGAGGAGCACTTAGACACTGTACTCCGTGAAGTTGCCGGAAGGCTGGAATCACGTCCCTTTAGCCCGGGATATCAGCCTCGTACAGCACGCAATAAGCTTAGTGAAGCTAAGCTTATACGACGCCAGAAGTTGTTTGGGAACTGGGATAGTACAACACAGAGCTATGATGGTACCGGCGTGTATGATGATATGTATCCAGAGCACGAGGAGGAGGAGCCAGATCCAGTAAAAGAGCCCCTGCAACACGTTCTCTGGCGTTATTACCGTATGTATGAACACGCTACTGATCCAACAACAGGCAAGCTGGACTTTGACATACTGGAAGAACTTGAAGGACAGCTCTGGGCATCCCTCAGTCCTGATGAGTCACGGTGGCTACTTGACAGTATCAGGCGTATCGAGAATGATTACCCGGAAGAAGCGCAGCGTCTTGCTGCGGTAAGCCGGTACGTTGGCAGTGTAAAGGTAAACCTTGATGGCGAGACTCTTGGGTACTGGGACTTGGTGAATCATTCTCGTGTAAAGGAAGATATGCTTAGGCGTCTTCCGGGCGTTGAACAACGAGAGCTGGAGGAATATCTAGATGCAGACTATGACCTGCGTCAGGATCTGAAGGCGGGGGACGATATATACGAGAAGATTGAAGATGTACTGTACGAGGTGCGTGATACAGGGGGAAGTCTTAATATGCTTAAGAGGGCCTTTATCAAGAACGCACCAGCGGAATGGTATGAAACAATGATTGTTTATGGGTATCAGCCGTATGGACACGAGCGGGCCCGGGAATATATGAAGACCCAGATAGGGTTAGGGGCCAAGCTCACTGATGTACCATACGAGGAGGAGTATGAAAAAACATTGTTACCACGGCAATAGCTACAATACATTGTGCCTATTGACAGAATGGTGTATATATATAGGAAAAGGAGAATAGGATATGGTAACACCGGCAATGCCACAGGAACAAGATACAGAGACTCCGATTGATTATCTGGACGCTCCGGACCCGGATGTAGACGCAGGTCTGCCTCCGACGGACGACGTTGAGGATATCGTACCGGAAACACCTGTAACAGAAGCTCCGGCAGGTGCGCCGGCGGCTGCACCTGTAAGCGAGGCTCCTTCAGAGCCGCTTGTGCAGGAACCACAACAGTCACAAGTGGACCAGAGAGCTGTTCAGGAGCTACACCAGAGGAGGGCCGCAGCGTCACAGCAGGAGTGGCGGGACAGGGTTGGGCAACAGGCTCGACAGTATGAGCAGGGTTTGTCACAGCAGGGATATTCCCCCGCAATGGCTCGTGATCAGGCCCGGCGCTATGTTCAGCAGGAACAGAGATTTAGGCAGCAGGAACAGGAAGCTGCTGAGTTTCTGGGGTTTATTGAAGGGCGACAGAATGCCGCAATGCACTATCTTGAGAAGGAGGGTTTAGCTGATAGGCAGGTGATCGCAGATATACGTGCTTTGCAGCAGGCTAATAACCCCGAGGAAATGGCAAGAGAGGCGCGGCGCATGAAGCAGGAGCGTGAACTCCGGGCTGAGAATGCGCGGCTAAAGCAGGGACAGGTTCCAGCGCAGACCTTTGATAACAGTCAGGGATCAGCGCAGGCATCCTCGTCCAGCGACCAACGCCTGATGGATGCGTACATCAATGGCGACAGGTCCGAGGCGGCAACTGCTGCCGTCCGACGCATAATGCAGGGTAACTAGGTAAAGGAGGTGTCTTATGGCACAGACAGCAACAACGGGTAATTTGGAAAATGCCCAACGTATCATTATATCGACGGCTCGATATACAGAGGAGCACAATGCTCCAGCCATGAACCTCATTGAGCAGTTCAATCTGCCCAAGGGTTCTAAGCAGGTAACCGTTCCCAAGGTGGGCCAGATGGACATGAGTGACCTCGTTGACGGCTTAGACATCGTTGATGAGGAAAGCATAGGGATGACCACAGTTGACCTGACGGCGGCTGAGGTTGGGGCCAAGATCATTATCACTGACAAGCTTGCCAGACAGAGCGCACAGAACGTGTTCTCCATCATAGGCAGGCAGCTTGGTGACGGCATGGCTCGCAAGAAGGACAAGGATGTACTGGCTCTCTATAGTGGCTTCAGCACTGACATAGGTGCGGCAGGTCGTAGCATGAGCCTTGCAAACGTGTCCGCAACTGTGGCGTATGCCAAGGGCAACAAGTTTGGGTCACAGGTCTACATTGTCCAGCACCCATTTGCGGTGTGGGATATAGCCAATACTGCGGTGACGGCATCGGCTACATATCCAGTACCAGAAGGATGGTCCGCAGATCTACTCGGGAATTTCTTTAGTGGTCTGCGCCCAATCAACGGTGTGCCAATCTTTGAAGATGGCAACATAACAATTGACTCAAGCGATGATGCCGTAGGTGTTTGTGCTGACAGATCTGCACTCGCCGTACTCAAGAGCGTTGATACACGAACAGAGCGACAGAGGGATGCATCTCTCAGGGCTACTGAGGTAGTTATTACCGCTGACTATGGTGTGTTTGAGCTTGATGACAGCAAGGGTGTGGCTCTTACATTAGATGCAGGGACACCAGCCACTAGCTAAATAGAGGTATATAATGGCAATAACAACTAAGGAGCGCACTCAGTTGCGTCAGGAATTGGTAGGTCAGGGTTACTCGTGGGATTATATAGACGAGTGGCAGCCCAAGGTTACGCTACATCGCCACAGGGCACTTACGAACCCAAGCGGTGATATAGTGAGTCCTGTAGGAGCTACGCTTGAAAACCTTCCCGGGAATCCTGACTACGTGAACCGTAAGGCACGCCTTGGGTTATTCCCTTGGCCGCCTAGTAATACTTGCACTTGCCGATGGTGTGTACGGGTAGTGTCTGAGCAAGAGAAGGTTAAGCCGACATCAAGCTCAGACACTAAGCGTGCCCTTAAGACAGGTCCGTATTACAATCCAAACAGCTAGGTGTAACGATTGCCGTGCCTAGCGATAAAATACTAACGGCATTCGCAGGACTTTGAGCCTGTAAAAAGGAGTTTGAGATGGCGTTTCCAAATGTAGTAGCAGGGCATTATGGGATGGAGAGGGAATCGACGACAACAAAGAAGCGTCGATTAGGAACAAAGATGGTTCTTCCAGACGGAAGAGTGTTCTACTATGGCTACACAGGTGAGGCGGTTACTGCTGGTAAGATTACTATGGGGAAAGCCACATCATCTGGGCACATTAAAGACTTGGCGATAGCAGCGGCAGTATCTGCTAATGCGACTGGGATAGGTGCGATCACCGTGACCAACTCAACAACGGCAATCTCTGGTTCTGAGTACTACACGGGATCTGCAGGTGACGTTGGCGACTATGAAGATGGGTACATCTTTGTAAACGACGCAGACGGTGAAGGCCAAAGCTGGCCCATCTGGAGGCATTCTGCTGCGACCTCAAGTGGCACTCTGACTATAGACCTCTTTGAGAATGACTTTGTTGTGACAGCCCTGACTACCTCTTCTGAGGTTGGGCTTGCAAAGAACCTCTATGCAGCCGTCGAGCTTTGGGATGTAAACGATATTGATGGCGTTATTGCTGGTGTTCCCAACAGGGACATAGCCAGTGGTTCGTATGGCTGGTTCCAGACCGCTGGCCCCGCTGCCGTATTAACAAACGGTACGGTTGTTGTCGGCAAGAACGTAATGACTGGCTCTACAACAGATGCTTCCGTCGATGTTATGGCTGATGATTCCAGTGCTGAGTTTCTGATTGGTGGAGTTATCAACGTAGGTGCTACCACTGAGTATTCACTAGTGGACTTACAGATAAGGTTTTAAGAATTGAGTACAGATTTATGGACTCCATCTGGGGTTGTCCCGTTAGGGGCAGCCTCAGTTGGGAACAACAAGGAAACAGGAAGCCCCATTGTGGCGCATACCATACTGCTCAAGGCCAAGGACAGGTTTGGCAAGGAGCACAAGATGCGTGTGCAGGTACTGGCTGACGAGGATACGAGTCAGGCAGAGATCGAGGACATGATGGCTAATGCAGCCGAGCGGTTTCTTGAGGAAGTCAGGGAGAAGTATGATAAGCGGCCTGCTACTGCTGCGGAAATGAAGCACGCAGGTAAAGCCCTGAATGACTTCTTACAGTACCGCACCCGGCGCAGGGATAGTACAACAGGAAAAATATACTTTTAAGGAATAGGAATATGACACAGCAAGAAAAGCGTGGTTTTAGCGCGCAAGATGCTATGGAGTACTTGGGCGGCATCTCGCGGAATGGGTTGCAGCAATTGATAAAAGACAAAGTTCTCAGATCGTACCGCATAGGAAGCAGGCGATACTTCCTGCGGGAGGAACTTGATGCGTTTATTGAGCGACAGATAGAGAAGGTGTCGTTATGACGCAACAGGATATACCAATTGAGGTTACGGCAGACGATATACAGTCTGTTATGAAAACCAATCCAATGGTAACATTACAGGTACAGAACCGAGCTTTGATACGAAAGCTGAGTGAGGCACATGGAGAGATAGCGAGGCTTGAAGGAGAACTAGAGCAAGCAAAGGATGGTACAAATATAAAGGAGGGGTAGCTATGCCAAAGGTAGGTAAGCGACATTTTCCTTACACGAAGAAAGGGCAGTCGGCAGCTAAAAGGTATGCCAAAACTACCGGCAAGCCCGTGACAAAGAAGAAGAAGGGTGGATACTAATATGGCGGGGCGTACATCACGCACTGCTAAAAAGCCACCCACTATTCCTAATGCCGAAAAGCTGAAGGACCCAAAGTACGCATTAGCATTACACGTTGCCCGCAAGCGACGTGAGCGACAAGGGCCCCCGGCTCCGATGAGGTAGGCCATGCCTGTTATTCAAGGACGTACCCGGGAAGAACTACGACAGCACATAGGATATTCGTTGGGGGCTATGTATGTATCATCAGCGTCAACGAATGGATCTACCACCACATTAGTGGACAACACCCTCGTTCTTGGGGGTGCTGATAACTATATTGGCCGGTGGGTGCGCTTCACGTCTGGTGACGATGACGGTGCGATACGCCGGGTAACAGACTCGGCTATATCCAGCAACGTTACCACCCTGACGTTGATGCCTGCATTATCAGCATCATCAACCTCTGGAGATACCTATGAGCTGTGGAGTGGTGAATACAGTCCCGCTTCCATAGATAACTTTATTAATCAGGCTATTATCGGTGCAACGGGCAATGCCTATGATCCTATAGAGGATATATCTCTGCATGGTGACGGGCGTCAGACACGGTTCGATATTCCATCGAACATCTCTATGATCTCTCGCGTAGACTACAGGCATAATGTCAGTTCCACACGTATTCATGCCTGTGCTACCACGTTTGATGAGGCTACAGACGGTGACTTTACCCAGTCCTTGGACACCAAGGACAGAAAGCAGGGTACTCAGTCACTGAAGATGGTCATCGCAGCAGGTGCATCAGCAGGGGATTTTGTTACTGACAGCATTACCAGCAAGGATCTATCCAAGTACGACACCATAGAGATGTGGGTGAAAAGCACAGTAGCAACCAGTGCTGGCAATCTCAAGCTGTTGCTTGATAATACAGCGTCATGTGCCAGCCCACTAGAAACCCTTAGTATCCCTGCCCTAACAGCGGATACATGGACATTTGTACGTATGTCTCTTGCGAACCCGGAGACTGATACAGCAATTATCTCTGTGGGTCTGGAGTATGACTCCGATATTGGAGCCTGTACGGTATGGATTGATGACATCTCAGCAGTACAGAACGATACGGCTGAATGGGCAACCCTCGACAGGCGTAACTGGCGTATTGATAAAGAGGCACGGGACCTTATTCTTGGCCGTGATGGTCACGATGCGGTGGGTTACAGCCTGATTAAGATAGTGGGTGGGGATAAACCAGCTCTTCTGTCCAGTGATTCGACAGCTACTGAAGTAGATGAGAATTTTATTATAGCCCATGCCACTAACTTGGCCTTGATATCTACGTCTGGTGGCCCTGCCACGGACCCTGATGCCAAGCGTCAGCTTAGTGCATACTGGGCGGCACAGGCAGAGCGTGCCAGAAGGGCTTTACCATTTCTCGTAAATGTTAGGCAAGTTGAGTAATGCCAGCTACCGTTGTCGATACCAATGAGATATCCTTAAATGGGGTCTATTACCCTATTACCCGGCCTATTCGCAGTACGCTTGCTTCTATCTATCCTGCCAAGGTCGTTATAGGTGATACCACCAAGGACTCACAGCTCAGAACATCTATCATAGCGTGGTCTGACTGGCGAGGTGGCATTGGTATCAACCGCATGGAAGGGGCTGGTGAGGTTAACCGGGCATGGTACAGCACCTGTCAGTTGCGTTATAAGAACCATCTGGTGCTTCCTGCACTGGCAACGGAAAGCGCAACGCCGTCACACAGCCTTACTGATGCTAAGATAGGCGCTATTAATACCCTGTCTGATGAGATCTATGCTTTCTGGAACGGCTCAGTATCAGAGTCACCCAAGCTATTTAAGTACAATAATACTGGCAATAGCTGGGGATCTGCCCTAACGCAGAGTGCAACAGACCGGGTAACTGACAGCGTGGTGTTCACCGATGCCGGGGGTACAACGTACCTTGTCTTTGCCCACTACGATGTTAATGGAAGCGGGTACACATACTCCTCAGATGGGTCAAGCTGGACTACAGACGCAACAGACACACAGTACATGACTGTATGGGATGAGCGGCTATGGGGGATATCCTACGCCGGGCAATTATGGTACGCCACTACTATAGGAACAGAGGTCAATGATGCTGTGCTGCCTCTGCCGGATGGCTCTGTAACAGCCCTGTTTGTGGCTCGTAATGCACTAGGAGTGCCGATAATCTATGCAGCTACAACAAGGGGCTTGTTTGCCCACAATGCAGACAATGCCATGTGGGAAGACACACAGATGGACTTTCCTTTTCACCCGGAGAATGGCAAGGGAACTATACGATGGCGGGATTCAGTATATGTGCCATCCGGTAACGGTATCTATAAGTACATTAACGGAAATAATGCTGCTGTAATATCGGTGATGGGTCCCGACAGGGATGACGGCCTGCCTGCAGACAAGCGTGGTTCTATCAGGCATATGGCAGGATCTCACAATGAGCTGTTGGTTGGCGTTGATGCCAGTACGTCCCCGGGTACTATTTCATCACAGTCGGTACCATATCAGTGGGAGAGCAATCAGGGAGCACCTGTCATTGCGGCTGATAGTGGATACAGTGCGATACTGGGATACAACGATATGGGGTGGGAAGTTAAGTGGCAGTCCGAGACAGCAGGTAAGGGCTTTGATTCTATCCATGTATCTGATGCGTATGATAAGCACCGTGTCTGGTGGGGGCACAACGATATCGTGCACTTCATGGATTTACCCTCTGATATTATTAACCCGTCAGAGGTATCGGAGTTTTCTTATGCCCTAGAAGGCATACACGAGACACCGTGGTTCAACGCAGGGCAGTCAGAGATTGACAAGCTGGCATTAAAGCTACGCATCGAGGCACAGGATCTCAGCTCCACAGAGAAGGTCAAGGTAGAGTATGCTACTGATTATGCTGAGTCGTATACTACGGCTGTAGGAACGCTCGACTCCACGGAAATGGGAGCTGCGTCTGGGACATATACCTACACATTTGGCTCCAGTGCAGGAACGGCCTTCAGGGCTATCAAGTTCAAGCTTACCCTGAACCGCTCTACTGCTACTACGACCGGGCTGGAGAAGTTCAAGACTCCTGACGTGGTAAGCCTGACGCTTGAGTGGAGAAAGAAGATTGAGGCTAAATGGGGGCATACGGTCGAGGTGGATCTTAACAACAGATACAAGGGTAACGAGCCAAAGGACTTACGGGCTGCTTTAATATCAGCCGTTGAGAGTACAACTCTCGTAGAGTTTACCTTTAGGGATGACAGTGGTGGTACAAGGAACTACTATGTGGATGTAGCGGCAGCGGTGGGCATGGAATACACAGGTTATGATGAAAGGGGTTCAACCCAGATTACTGTGGTTGAGCCATAGGAGCAGGCAATGAGAATTGACCAAGGAACTACTACGGTATCTTCAGCAGGCACGGCAGTACAGGTTCTTAATGTAACGAACCGTGTTAAGTTTGCAAAGTTCAAGGCTTTGGGTGCGAACTCAGGCATGGCTTATATAGGTGTGAGTGATGTCAGTGCATCATTGGGTTACGAGCTGGATGCAGGCAATGAACTAGAGCTGAACTTTGGTGAGTTCGGTGGCAGTGTACCTGCTAATATCTTCTATGTTGATGCTGGCACTAATAACGACAAGGTATGTTGGGTGCTTATTCTGGAGGGCTAATGACGACACCCACGCCACAAGTACAGGTCCCGCCTAACTGGCCCGGCTCAGTGCCTGAGTACATTGCGTACCAGACATTTATACAGCTTGGTAAAGAGCCCGGTGAAGACTTTATCTACCAGTCCCCACTGATGGGTGGACGACTGGACAAGGGTGGCATCGTCCTTGATTTCGTGTTTTCCAACCCACCGGATTTGGCAGTTAATATACAAGGGGTGTATTATCACTATGAATTTGGTGTTGAAGTGAAGGCTCGTGATCTGATGGCGCGTGCAATGATGGCAGGTCAGGGAATCTCACTGATCTTTGTTGATGACGACGACCTGATACGGGATGCGGTATACTACTGCCGTGAAGCCCTTAATTATCAGGATCACTCCCAGCTAGGAGGTGGGTAAATGACGATTAACTTTGCAGGACACCTGTATAATGATGCTGGTTCAGCGATCAGCGGAGCCAGCGTTAAGCTTCTTGAGACAGGGACCACTACACAGGAAGGCTCAACCGTTACCACTGACTCCGCTGGGGCGTGGGCTTTCACCGAGGCCGATCAGGACCGATATGACGTAGAGATAACGAGTGGCTCCTCTGTCAGGCGCATCCGTTGGGATGACCAGATCTCCCTGAAAGAAATAGATGTACGCAATAACTCAGCGGCAGGTACACCTGCTGCCACGTTCAGCAATATAACAAACAGTACGGCGAACCAAGTGGCCGTATTCAGCGGTGCTAACTCCACCAAGGCAGATAACGACGAGATCTACCTGTCGTTCAAGTTACATGACTCCGCTGGCAACCTCGATGAGTTTGCCCGGATGACCGTGGTGGCAACAGATGTAACATCTGGCTCTGAAGACGGACAGTTTGAGTTTGATGTACTACAGGGCGGCAGCCTTATCAAGGCGTTCACTATTGCTTCCTCTACGGCAGGGGCGCAGTCTATAGACTTCAACCAAGATTCCGTAACATTTGGCACAGGCACGGCAGCTACGGATATCACGCTGACCTTTGATGCTGAGAGTGCAGATGGTGTCATCACATGGATGGAAGACGAGGACTACTTCAAGTTCTCTGATGAGATATTGATGAACGGTACCGAAAAGATATTGTTCGGGGATACTGCAACTTTCATCCATCAGTCATCTGACGGTGTGATGACCGTTGATGGAGAAGCAACGATAGACCTTAATGCTTCTACGGCAGTGTTAGTGAGTAATGACCTAAAGCTTAATAGTGACTCTGCTGTTTTAGGCTTTGGAGCAGACAACGATACCACCCTAACGCATACAGATGGTACTGGCCTGACGGTGAACTCTACTAACAAGCTCACGTTTGGGGATGTTGCTTCCTTCATACAGCAATCGTCCGATGGCACATTAAGAATTGATGGTGAAGCTATCATTGACCTTAATGCCTCTACACGAGTAGATGTGTCAGGGGATATAAAGGTTGGCGGTGAAGTACAGACAGCAGGGATTGGCTACACTGATGGAGACAATGCTATCACCATCGCCGATGGCGGTGGTATAACAGTTCCCCAAGCAGCTACATTCTCAAGCACCATATCAACAGCGTCTGGCTCTACCATAGGGAACCTTACACTTGCCAACGGAAGCATTACAGACTCTGGTGGTGCATTAGACTTTGGTAACGAAACCCTTACTACTACAGGTGCGGTAGACTTTGGTGCTGCTACTGTTGACAGCCTGTCTGTATCAGATGCCAACATCACTAACGTAGGTGACATAGCACTCGACAGCATTAGTGCTGACGGGACTGATATCAATGTTGCAGTAAGTGATAACTCAGCAACGGCCCTGACAATCAAGCAGGGGTCTGATGCCTACCTCATTGTTGACACAGCGAACAGTAGTGAATCAGTAAGTATTGGTACAGGTATATCAGGCACGGCAATTACTCTGGGGCATAGCACTTCAGAGACAACCGTGGCAGATAACCTGACCGTTACCGGAACTGTAACGGTAGGATCTGATGGCAGCGGTACTGATGTCATCTTCTACTCAGGTACGGCCGGGGATAACTTCACATGGGACGCATCTGCGGAGAAGCTGACTATTACGGGTACTGTGGGACAATTGGGGTTAGAGGTTGCAGCCGGTCATGTATTGATAAAAGACGTTCTCTACTTTGAGGACCAAGGTGGTGAATATATCTCAAGTGACGGCTCGACGTTAACCATTGCTGGGAATATCGTGTTCAGTAGTGCTACTGTTGAGGTTAGCGGCAACTTATCAATGTCAACAGACGATAATAAAATCTTCTTAGGAGCTGATGATGACAGCGTTATAAGCCATCGGGGTGATGCAGTATCAGCAGACGCAGAGATTTCGAATCTCGTTGTCGGCACGAGCGACCACCCCGGTACTGCTGCCAACTCCATGTTTATTTCTAACACTACCACTGACGGCGATATAATGTTCTTGGTATCTGACGGCGGTAATTCCAAGGGGTTATTGAAGCTAAATGGTGCTGACGGTACGGTTGAGTTGCACGGTAACCTCTTGCCTACGACTGATGATACCTATGATCTGGGTTCGGCTTCTGCTGCATGGCAAGACCTGTTCCTAGAGGGTGATATTACCTTCACAGACTCGGCTACTATTAAAACGAATGGGGGAAACCTAAACCTCCATGCGGCAACAGGGCAGGATGTCATCATCGGTGATACAGATGGCAACTACCTCTTTGTAGATGGTGGCAGTAACCACATTGCTTTCGGCGCTCATGCTTCCAACAATGTGCAATTCGGTATCAACTTCCCTGCTGAGACATATTCTCCGGGTAGTGCAGGCACGAGCTTCTTCCGCTTCCATGTGAACCAGAACAATGCTGTAACCATTGACACTAACGATGTATCTCTTGCGGCTTCTGTGTACCTTGAAGAACCTAACCTAACCGTAAGCGGAGTAACACTTGCTACTTCAGCAACGCTGTATATTGCAGGGGCTGCGAGTGAGGCAACGAATGACTACGCTCTGTTTGTGGATGCAGGGACTGTTAGATTCGATGGATATATGTATTTCTACGACCAAGGCGGTGAATATATCTTCGGAGATGGTAGTTACCTGTACCTCATAGGTGGGTCGGGAACAATGACAAGAAATCTTATGCCACAAGCCGATGATACATATGATTTAGGGCATTCCAGTTATCGATGGGATGACATATATGCCACCAATGGTACAATTCAGACTTCTGATAAACGAGACAAGAAAGATATCGTAGCTACGAGTTTAGGGTTAGAGTTTCTTAATAAACTAAATCCTGTTTCATATAAATGGGCTACTGACAGTAAAAACACTAGTACACATTATGGTTTAATCGCCCAAGAAGTTCTCGAAACATTAAAAGAGTGTGGCATAGAGTCCAGAGATGAGTTTGGGGGTATTACAGGGGATGAAGAGACTAGATATGGCGCACGATACGGAGAATTTATAGCTATTTTAATAAAAGCTGTACAAGAGTTGTCAGAACAAGTTAAAGGCGGCAGCACTTGAAAGTTAAGGTGAGCAATGAAGGCGATGATACGCATATGCTTTACAAACAGGGCTTTAGTCCTTGCCCTCTGCGCCTTTGCCGAGGCGGTGCAGCAGGCTACCGCAGGGGGTCGTGTGCCTAGCGAAAAGAAACAGCCACTGAACACGCTCTTCTGGTCCCACTATGAGGGGAGCAGGAAGTAATGTTTTCTAAGATAAGACCACAGATACTCGCAGGGATCATAGCAGGTACAATTGTAGCCTGCCTTGCCCTTTACATAGGTTACTGGATGGGTGCGGTAGAGATCGTAACTGCTGTGGTGGGGTCGATCTTCGGGTTCCTGAGTGGGGTTTCATTTAAGATATTGGAGAGTGAATAATGATAATCGCCGAGATGTGGTTGGTGTTTTTATTGAACCTGCAATTCGCTTGGTGGAGCTTTCTCCGCTCACCTATGGCGACGTATCATAAGCTACGAGCATGGCGTGATTGGTTACTGGCCAAGGTAGAGTACCTACAGTCCGAGTCACAGAAGTGGAAGGCACTCTTTACCACATTGAAGCTACCGTACTCTGCCCTACGCATGATGGGTGTGTCACCTAACATGGCAGTATCAATGCTTGTTGCAGGCTCTGCTGTTGGTGGTGGAGTTGTAGTAGCAGAGGTTATGGAACCCCCATCGTTTAGTAGAGGCGACCCCGGAGTATACGACGCTCCATCGGACGCTCCGATATTCTTTGAAGAGAAATTCAATACTCTTAGGGTAGACCTTGGGGCTACAGCGGTGGGCAATATAACTATTACCGATACTACGCTGGGCACGGCTTTTCTTGGTTCCGCTTTGCCGCAGGGCGAGAATGCACCAATCGTGATCGGAGGCAAGGCCGCAGTTGTTGACCCAGCCTTCTCTGAAACCTTTCTTGAGACATCTCATTTACTGGTAGACAGATGGCGATGTGAATCATTGATTGTTACCAACTCAGAAGCCAATAAACTGATAGTGACTGGCATGGTTTCTGACGGCCAAAGCATATCGGCAGTACCCGGAGTGGTGCGGATGAGAGCGATAAACGGTGGAGTCCGGGCGGCTGATATGACTTCGCAGGATTCCTACTTTGACCAATTGCGTATTCAAGCCACCTCGTCTGGAGTGAATGGGAAAGTTGATGTCCTGACTCTGAGCAACCTGTACAGCCGTGGAGGAGCCTGCCTTATCGACAGGGTGAAGGCCAATGTCATAGAAATCAGGATGTCAGAAATCGGGGGCGATACCGACCTGAGCACTAAAGCACTTCAAATTGCAGATTCTGTAGTTTACTCCACCGCCGAGTACAACGGCAACGTTGAGGTATCTATGGCAGTACCTGCGATACAGTAGAATCATGAAGAAAAACCCAAAGAAATGTGTTCACCGCCATGTTGATGGCAAAAGGTGCGATGGAAAGAGGGCCAAGCCGACGCTGTTCTGCATTCGACATCAGGGTAGTAGGTAAACCTAGCTGTATGGCAACGTATGGCTTAAATACAAGCGTCCACGGGCCAGTGAGGGACGCACATCACAAATATAACGTGGTTCGCTGGCCCATAGGAAAGGAATAGGAGGAATTATGAATTGGTTACTACGGTTTCTACCAGAAGAGACAAGGCAGATGGTTGTCTTAGGACAGAGGATCATTGCCGCCTTGGATACACCAGAGGAACGGCGTGTTGCCATCCAGTACGGCATAGAGATGCTTGAGGATGGCCGGGTAGAGGTAGGGGAGTGGGCTAAGTTTGGATCTAAGCTTGGCATTCTTCGTGCGCCTGCCAAAAATCCAAGGAAGTCTAGGTAAAGTTGCAACAGGGGGGACCAACCTCATGTTATGACGTATACGGCATTGCCCTAGCCTTTACGCCACGGGCTAAACTAGCCGGGCCAGCCTAAACGGTGAGGTTCCGCTTAGTTCGCAGGACGGTGGTGAACCGTCACCCTTGAGCAATTTTCCCGTGGTCCCCGCTGATGCACGTAGAAAGGAGACGTTGGTAATATAGCATAGATGCTATTACGCAACAACCTCTTCCATGATTTCAAGTATGGTTTTAGGTGCCCGTGACCTATCTACTATAAACTGCACAGGAGCATAAGATACTGAGGAACTGTCGTCGTCTGACAGGAACCCTGTCTTCACCAAGGTATCTATCAGGGGCTTCATACTGGCGAGCCAGTTATCCCCGTCCCTTCTCCTCTGCTGTGCCGTTACAAAGGTTATTGTTATAAGAACCTTACCCTTAACAGGAT